CGAACCAGCAAGTAGAGAGTTCCCACTAATATTAATACCAGTAGCAATTAAAGAATTAATTGCGCCCTCTAAACTACTAATGGATGTAACAAGCCTATCTATCTGAGCACCATTCATTCCACCCATCAAGGAGTCTTCGGCCTGTACTGGTTTACCATACTCGACTCCAAGACCATTTATGGACTCAATGCCAGTAAAACCATGTAGTACACCATAAATAGAATCTAAGGTAGTTTGAATAGACTGTAGATGTGAAGATATTTGATCGTCTTCAACACCGTTCAATGCTTCGCTGGAAAGACCATTTTCATGAAGTTTTCTTTCTCTTGCAATGTCGGTTTTTGCTTCAGATAGCAAGTACATCAACGCCTGTAGGTTTGTTGAGCTAGTTAAATCTTGATATCTTTCTTCGAGATCTTCGCTTGCTACCGTGCCATACCGAGTTTCAACTTCTTTTTTTGTCCGATCCTCATATAGTTCAATTTGCTTCATTGCATCTTGCGTATTTGACAGCGCAATAGCAAATTTATCCAGCAAAGCTTGAACCCTTTCAATATCAATACCATCATTCATGGCGTCCATGTATGTTTGTCTTAGCGAACGCTCAAACTCATCATATGAACTTTCAGTTTGCAGCAAGACCTCGTTGTTCTTAAATTCAGATATATTTAATGGGTCAAAAATTGATTGTACATTTCTTATTAAAGATTTATTATCGATACCATTGCGAAGATCGAGTATATCATTAATCGCCGTATCGAATTTATCGCTTGTGCTTTTTCTTGTGTTATTATCAATATTTGCAATATTTGAACTAATAACATCTAGAACGCTAGATATCTGTGTAAGTAGAGATTCAACAGCAGACATTTCGCTAGTGCTGTCAATTCGCAATAGAGAATTTAATGTGTCTTGATTGATTTTATAGCCACGGCCATTTAAACCATTAAACACCTCTGCTGCACTAAGTTCTCCCTTTTTAAATGCCTCAAATCCGACTTTTGCCTTTTCACTATTAACATCTCCGTCAAAGCGAGTAATAATCTCAGCCAGTCTATCAACAGGACTAACCGCGCTTTGTGATGCGTGTGCAAGCCCAACAAGTCGCTCTGCTAATTCTGTCAATTGTTGATCATCGGTTAAGTTATATTTCTTAAATATTTCATTATCAACTTTATCCTTTGAAAATCCTATTGCCTCAAATGCTTTATACATAAGACTTTCAAATGCAGCTGTAACTTCATGTTGCCCCGCTAATGTAGAATGCTGACGATATCTCAGTTGGTCGTCTCTATAGCTCATGTATTGAGAGTACTCCGGAGTGTTGGCATATTTCTTTTCAATTTCAGAAAGCTCATACCTGAAATCTCTCATTTGTTTATCTGTTAACTTGCTAACATCAAAAATACGCATGATGTCGCCTGTAATCATCGCGGCAAGCTGCGCACCTAACTCCTTGGAAAATCTAAAGGCACCCAAATCTCCACTCGATCCGCTAAAGAAATCATTTGCATAATTCTTGCCATTTGCAAACTGCGCCCATGGATGAGAGTGTACGTCTACCAATAAAGATTTTGTCAAATTAGCAACTAACGAACTTGCCATTCTATCCCATGGCACAGTTCCATTTTCACCATATCCTACGGATATAGATCCATCTGACAATATAGTTGCTCCAATTTCTTGTCTCTGATATTTTCCGTTGACTTTTCTTGCATTAAAATCCGAAACAAGATTAAAGAACTGCGTCAAATTTGCCTTCATTGCATCAATTTCAGCCTGTTGGCTTGATGCTTGTTTCGACATTTTATAACTATCAATTGCAGCAGAAATCTTGTCAATAGTTGCTTTTATTCCGTCAATAGAACCTTGAATCTCCTGGGCGTTGTCCTTAACAACTTCTACCTTTAATACACTGTCAAGCTTCTGGCTTAAAGCCGCAGCCTCAGTCCTAATAGTATTTTCGAGAGAAGAAAAGTCGACATGGGCGGTCACTTCATCTGGAGCATCACTGCGCCCCTGATTCGTACCAGACGCACCCACTGGTTGTCCGCCTGAAGCAGTCTGCACGTTCTCTGCAATTTCCTCGGTGATATTTAAAAGCGTTGTAAGCTGTTTTATCGCATTATCAACGTCAATATCACCAAACGAAAGGTCGCTAATAATACCTTGAATCTTTGCAACTTCATCTTTTGTTTTGCCAAGAGCATCAAAATATTCATCTAACGACGCAATTTTATCGACTATCTTCTGGCCGTCGTCATCAAATTCCGCACCATCTGAGTCCTTTTGTGACAAACGATAATATTCTTTAACTTTTTGAGTTAACTCCTCATATGCATTGGCAAGCTTTTTATTTTTGGCTACCTGATCTTCTATCGATTCATTGACACCAGAGCCACGACCGGCTCCTTGTTGCGAACCTTTGAACGCGCCACTTTTTGCCTGTTGAAGTTGATGCTCTAAGTCTTCAACGGCCTTTATAATTACATTGGATATACGGTTGCCGAATTGTACATCAAGCCCATCAAAAAACGAACTAATCTCTCCTTGTAATCCCTGAAGAACACCAGATAAATCAAACCCTTCAATAGCATCGTGCTTAAATTTTTCTGGACCAAACCCAAGAGACTTAATCAAGTCCTGGTCTTTAAAAGCAAACTTTGATAGCTTTTTCTGTAAACCAACGCTCTCGGAGCTACTATACAATTTTGTTGCAACTTTAGCATATTCAATTAGTGTTTCATAATACTTTAATGATGAAGTATCACCACTAGCTTGGAGGCTCTCCATAGTGGCTTTTAATTCTTTATATGCACCTAAAAGCTCAACAACTTCATCGGCTGTTTTAGCTACGCCGAATTGCTTGGGAATATCAGCGTCTGCTAATTTCTTTTTTACTTGTTCTAATTTTTCAATATCTTCAATTAATTCGTCGTATTTTCTTATGCTTTTTTCAATATTTTTTATTTGCTGTTGAATCCCATCTCCGCCAGTACCACCGCCGAATCCAAATCCCATTTGAACCTTATCATTCACATCGTCAAAAACAACAGCAAAATTTTCTAATGCTTGCGAAATCCTAGCAATTCTAGTCTCAATTGCACCACGACCAGAAATTTTAGCATCGTCTAATCTACCAATAGATTCATATAACGCTCTGAGTTCTTGCTCAATTGGCTTCAAATCATCTGCGGTTGCCTTACCGCTCAATCTTAAAGCAGAAAACTTTGCCCTTAATGCATCTAGCTGAGTTAATTGCTCTCTAGCAACGCCAAACACACTTTCCATCTCCTTGCGTAGATTCGCATCAAGACCACCAAACATTTTGGCAAACATTCCGTCGCCATGCTTCTTTTTAAACCTATCCAACTCAGAATCAACCTGTGATAAATAATCGGATAACTCTTTAAAATATTTCATTTTATCCGAAGCACTACCCAAATCTGAAAGAATGGTTTTTAAATTACCAACGGTAGCTTTTACTTGTTTCTCAACATCTTTAGTCTCAATATCAAGACTTATCGTAAATCTTCTTTTTATATCCTTCGCCATAATTTATCACCCACCATTACAATCTGCTAGTTATAGCGCCAAATAGTGCTTCTTGTACGTATTGATTAATACGATTTGGCAACTGTGTATCAAAAAAGTCCTGCATAAGGCTTTCCGTAGACTCCCCATCATTTTGTGCCCACGGATGTATGCCCTCCAAGAAATTACCCATAATCCACTCTGGTTCTGGGATGCCATTATCACCAGTTACATGAGAATGATCTGTAACAACTTTCCAAGTATCTCCTGATTGGTGAAAACGTGAATTACTCTTATAATGTCCAGCAAGTTGCCCAGAATCATATTCAACACCAACTTCGATAGATAAGCCTTTGATTGAAGATCTATCTTCAAAAACAGGAGTAATTGCATTTTTTAAATAATATGTACGCTTATATCTTTTAGGTATATAATTACTATAATACCTCTGTAAATACTTATCTGCTTCGTTTAAAATATCCGCTTGTGCTTTATTGGCTGCATGTCGAACTGCCTCCGCTGCAATAGCTTGGCAGTCTTTAATAATCGCAGCGAAAGCAGCATCTATACTTTGACCAGCCATTAAATTCACTCCTAATTATTACTTTTGCATATTTATAAACTTCATTAACTTCCGTAGATCTTCGCCGCTAATTGGTAAATTATTTATATCAAAACCATTTACCTGATCTGCAAGCGCCTGTACAAGAACGTCCAACTTTTCCGTCACGCCATCAAGGAATCTGCCAAGCTGTGCCTCCATGGTATTGTCATGCAGAACGTAATCACACTTCATCTGAAGAAGAATATTTACGTCGTCGTATTCCTTCTTAAATGTGTCAATAACAGGATTCAGTAGCTTTGCTTCGCACAGCATGTCGTAGTCTAATTCCATATCTGCTGACAGTTCTAGATCTGTATAAGCTTCAATTACCTTCATGGTAAAACAAATATACTTATCAATATCGTCAAACTTAAAAACACCATCTTCATAAAGAATACATGCGTTGATAATATCTTCTACAAGTTCTTTCTTGCCCTTGATGCTAATATATTCCTTAACGTTAAGTTCCTTTTTTAAAAACGCCTGAATCTGTTCGGTCTTTAATAGCTTGTTCTTATTCTGACCCATTAGAGTAACTAGTTCGTTGATTTTCATAATCATTTCTCCTTTTTTAATTCAAATTTTATATGTCAAACCTTATGGTATATTATTAAAAATTAAAAATCTTATGCGCGGCAATGCCCTCGCACACCGCTTCGGCTTCATCTTCTGGCAACGTTACACCAAGATGTTCTTTTACGTAATCTAAGCTTTGACGCTTCAACTCTGCACGCTTAATCTTTGATCCTTGAGAATATTTTAACGCCGCCCTCCATTTGGATGGTTGTAAAATATGCGTCTTTACACCGTGTGCCTCTGCGTACCCTATCACCATACCAGACAGTCTTGCCAGTATAATCATAGTTTTTGCGTTCGACTGTTGTTGCACATCCTCAAGTATCAAATGTTCTGGTTTGTACTTTTGAATCATTTTCCATAGAGCTTTGGCCATTTCAAAAGAACGCTCATTAGTTTCTAGCTTGCTTTTAGTCATATCAATTAACCCAGATTCTACATATTCTCCGTGCTCAAAATATCCATAACCACTAGCACGAGTCGATTGGTCAAAAGCCAATACTCTCATTCCTTTTCACTCCTTTTAAACATAAAAAAATAGGGACAGCCCAAAAGTGGGCCATCCCTACAATAAAAAATAAACTACTTCATTGTAGGAAATATTATTCAGATACTTCCTCTACGACAGGCGCGTTTACGACCTTAGACATAGCACACAAATCGTCAATTAACTTACTAACAACTTCCATATCAATATCGTAATTAACAAGATCAGCGCTGGCCTTAATTGCCAACATGACATAATCCTTTTTCTCAGCACCCGTACTAAACTTCTGCTCCGCCTCTTGCATAAAATGTGTAACCATCTCAAGCAATTTCTGCCAATTCTTTTCCTTTACTACTAGCTGCGCATATTGCACGAGCTTAACAACCAAAGGAATAGTAATGGCAAGACCAGACAAAACACTCACAACAATTTCGACCCATTCTGGCATCATTCTTCATCCTCTCCGTAAATATCGCTAATCTTTTGACTATAAGGATTGCCTTCGCTGTCAATACCAAACTTGTTTCGGCTGTTTTTTAATCCAAATTGATATAACAAATAGCTCATATAACCACCGATAATCGTTGTTACAGATTGCACCGCAAGGGCAGCATCTGGGCACTTGTTCATAAAAACAGCAACGTTATATAAGATACCATTTGCAATACCATACAGAATAAGTAATCCGCAAACAAATTTGGACCATTCAACCTTCTTCATATATCAAACCTTCTTAGTGTAATTCAGACTAATCCATCCAGTACCGGACTTAAGCTTACCGAATCCATTCTTTTCTTCAACAATAGTATAAACACCTTTGTCGGTAATAGTACCATTAATTTTGTATCGTGTACCTGCGCCAGCTCTTATGTTGAGTACATCGGCAGTTACTCTAACCTTATAAGACGTATTGCTTTTCTTAATTAACTTACCTCTTTGAACAAGCACATCAACTATGGCTTTGGCACATTGATCTGCATACCTTTCAGTTAAAATAACAGGCACGTCGGTACTACTATCCATAAAACCTAATTCCAATAAAACTGCTGGCATATAAGGCTCACGGCACTCATGAAGATTCGCCTTGGCCATCGGCACAGACCTATTGCCCTTTAATCCTGTTTGTTGAATTAATTTATTATATAAAGCCTTTTGCCACTCTAAAGATTCGGAGCTAGGACTAGTATAGACAAAGGCCATAATTCCCCCACCTTTACCTCCGTTAACCCCTGCGTTGTGATGTATGGCCAAATAAAAATCAGCTTTAAATTTATTTGCAGAATTAGACCTCTTGGATAATGATATATCTACTGTACCAGACCTATCATCAAGCCTTAGTAATTCATATCCAGAATAGTTTTTAAGTAAATCCTCAGCCTTATCTGCAATTCTAGAATTTAATACCCATTCTCTTGTTTCCTTAGGATCAAGAGACTTTAGACAACGCTTGCCAGCTGTATTTCTACCATGGCCTGCGCTTAAAGCAATTTTAAAAGCCATACCATTCACTCCCTTAGACATTAATTTTGTATTGTATCTTATTTACCAACTTCAATTACTATTAATCGTTCCATTTCTGGTTGTACTACGGTGTGCATATAACCGTTACCGCCAGCCTCTTCATAGTCATGGAACAACTCCCAGAACGCTTCTGCCTCCATCTTTGTCCAAGATTTTGAAGGATTCTGACATTCGTTTGTATAATACCGATAGTTCTGCAGCAGCATATCCCTGAGTTTGTTACACTCTCTCTTTTTATTTTGCTCTTCAAGTTGAATTAAACGCTGAAATCCATCTTCCAGTCTCTTTGCTAATTCTCCATGAGACACTCTTAATTCTTGAATTTCGTCCTCAAGCAATTCTTGAATTTTTACGCTCTGCTGACGATATTCCGGATATCTTCTCACAGCCTCCAATGCTTCTTTTAGATGTGCATCTTTTTCTTGTGCCGCGTCGTGTCTCTTCATTAAATAGTCACTTATTTTTCTATAAATAGCCACTAAAAACACAATAGCCAACACAACCGCTACCACTTCGGCAATGGTAATATGACCAAACGTCTCTAAAAACTCATCTAAACCCTGCAATAGATTCACCTCCTCAAATATATTTCCTCTTTAAGGTAGAGGTAAACCCATATTAAATACAGAAACCAAATGCGACATAGAATGAGTTAAAAGCAATGTCACTATAACTACCGCCGCTATTGGTAACTCGCCAGAACATACTGCTGCTATTGGTGCTATAATAAGAAGATCGTAACCACCAACCACCTGTTGCAGTATCATCGGTTATATACTTTTTACGACTATCTTTATTACTAGAGAATATAGCATCATATAATTCACCTTGACCAGATAGATTATTACCACCAGAAGTCAGACCAACCTCATCATAAGACGCAAGCCAGCAGTTATCTGTTGTGGCAATTAATGCCTTGTTATTTGATCCGCCATCAGAAATTTTATTAACTGGTTTGATAATGGTTTTTAATACATCTGGAAGTGCGCTGAAGAGTTCATTATTCAAGAACTCGCGCATTTCACTAACCTCATAACCACCCTCATTAGAGCTTTCAGCGTTCATACGATGTAGAATCTGTGGTAGATCCGCACAGAAAAATGTAAGTGGCGCTTTGCCAGATCCATCTGATAAGTTGTCATGATTATATCCAACAATCTCAACATCCGCATACACGTCGCCATTCGAAAGACCAATAGGTATAATCATGCGACCGCCAATAGGATATTTTGTCATAAAAGTTTCTTCCGATATAGATCCACTTTGATATGATATAACATCCGAAGAAATAGTATTCCAATAAGCGTTAATAGCGTCCCAATCTGGGTTGTCGACCGTACCATATCCATAGTCTTCACCATCTGTTTTGCCAAGCTTACCAAACAAATAACCAGTAAACTTAAAAAGAGCATAACACTTTGTTTCTCCAGTGATGTTTTCTGGAAGAGGTAACCAGCCTTTAAAAACATATTCATCTGGATTTTCAACGCCAAGCTTAGTTGGGGTAGCACCACTATAAGACGTACTGCTGCCATATTGCACATTTTCTACTGTATACAAAAGCGCGGTATCATTGTAGAAGTATACATTGTACCTACGAATTGTGCTTCCGTATACGGCATAGAAGTCTCTTGTTGTTGTCATGACAGAATCAAAGTCGCCGTTCCAACTGGCAAAATGATAATCATATTGAGCCGTGCTCTTACGTGTAGGATCAACGTAATCTTCAAAATAATCCCTTGGCTCAACGGCTGCACCGCCATCAATTACCCACTCAGTTAGGTAGAGCGTGTTATCATTCCAGAATCTTGCAGCCCAATAAGTATCGTATTGAGCGTAGACGCTGATAGAAGATTGAACGTTTGTCGGGAGGTTGTCCCATCCAGAGAATTTATAACTTATATCACTTGTACCAGTCTTAGTTGGTGTAGAAATTGCACCGGTTGCAACCGGGTCTTCCGCTGCATCACCCTGAACAGACCACTGTGTGTAGATTAGATCGTCGCCATTATAGAACTTGATTGCAAACCTAGTGTGGTATTGAGCAATGATAATGTAATGACGATTAATATTGGTTGGTAGTGTACTCCAACCTATAAATTCATATCTATATGTGTCTGTAATAATGGCTTCCGGCTTCTCGATATAACCCTTCTCAATTGGGTCAATTGCATTTGCGCCTTCAGCAACTCTGGTGGAATACAATATTTTACCATCGCGATCTTTATAGTTTAAAATATAAATTTCTTCACTACCATCGTCTACAACGAGGTCTGGGAAGCTATTATATATATCGCCAAACACTGCATCGGACACTTTTTCATTTACTTTTACACGTCCAGTAACAACCGCATTATCGGTGTTATTACCATTAGCGTCAAGTCCAAGACAGGACTTAAACTTTTCAATAGTCTGCACAAGAGCTGCTTCGGATTCTGCTTCCCACTGCACATCGATAAGGCGTATACGGTT